GGAAATAGTCAACCTATAGCAAGTTTTAAAAATACAGCTGCTTCTGAACAAGTAAGAATATCTTCTACAGGTAACGTAGGTATCGGAACTACAACTCCTAATTCTAATGGTGGAGCATCTGCAAGAGTTTTACATATACATGGACCCAGTTCTGGGGATTGGGGTGTTACTCACTACACAAATAGTGATACAGGGCTAGCTGCAGGCGACGGTACTGTAGTAGGTGTCATAGGTAGTGCTAAAGACATGTATATGTATAATTATGAAGATTCAAACATAATACTAGCCACTAATAGTGGCGAGCGAATGCGTATTACCTCAGGCGGTAACGTCGGGATCGGGACAACTAATCCTGGGGGCAAGTTAACTGTTTCTGCTAACGGAGCGGAGGGTATTGAGTTCTTTCCTAATAATTTTACTAATGGAAACACGATACAGCATTATGACCGCACAGGTCTCGCTTATTCTTCTGTAAAAACTATAGCTGGTGACCATAGATTCAATATCGGAACTAGTGAGGTAATGCGTATCGACTCCTCAGGTAATGTAGGCATCGGAACGACTAATCCGGCTAACAAACTCGATGTTGTTGGTATTTCTAGGTTTACACACTCTTCTTCAACAGCTTATAGAGGAGCTATCGAAACAGTAACAGACAATGCATATCCTACTTGGGATATTGGTTGGCTTCATGCTAGAACTGGTAGTAGTACTTATGGTAACATAGCGCGTTTTAATGATCAAAATGGTAGTCAAATAGGTGGTATTTTTTATAGCGGTTCTTCAGGCACTAGCTTTGTTACTACTTCAGACTACAGATTAAAGGAAAATATTAAAGAAATAAGTGACAGTATAAGTAGAGTTAAAAAACTCAAGCCGTGTAGATTTAATTTTGCCGCAGAGAAGAACAGGGTTATAGATGGTTTTATAGCTCACGAAGTTCAAGAAGTAGTTCCTGAAGCTGTTCACGGCGAAAAAGACGCTCTGCAAAAAGACGGGTCAATCGATGCTCAAACACTGGAAGTGTCTAGGTTGATTCCAGTACTTACAAAAGCGTTACAAGAAGCTATAAATAAAATAGAAAAACTAGAGTTAAGAATACAAACAATAGAAAACAATTAAACAATTAAACAATTAGAAAAATGGCAACAACTTATAACTGGAATTGCAAAACAGTGGATGCTTATCCACAAGATGGAGATTATACTGACTTAGTGTACAATGTGCATTGGATAGTTACCGGTATATCAAGCGAATTAGACCCTCAAGGTGTAGCTTACAATGCAACCAACATTGGAACACAAACACTAGACACCAGCGAGGTAACAGATTTTATCCCATTTGAGGATTTAACAAACGAACAAGTTGTTGCTTGGACAAAAGGAGCAATGGGCGAAGAGCAAGTTGCTTCTATTGAGGCTAGCATTCAATCTCAGATCGATGCTTTGATTACGCCTACAACTGTTACTTTGACTATTGGTGGGCCAGTACCGTCAATTGAATATTAAGTATGGTAAGAAAAAAGTTTAAAGACACCAAAGTAGGACAGTTCTTGCTAGGTAAATCAGGGGTGGTGAATTCTATAGCAAATGTTTTGCCGGATAAAGGATTGTTTGGTTTAGTGAAGAACCTTATAACTAGCGATAAGGAATTATCTCCTGTAGATAAAGAAACTGCACTTAAGTTATTAGAACAAGATATGGTTGAAATGCAAGAAGTAAGCAAAAGGTGGCAAGCAGATATGTCGTCCGATTCTTGGCTTTCTAAAAACACTAGACCGTTGAGCTTAATATTTTTAACGGTTATGACTATAGCTTTGATTTGGGTTGATAGTAATAACTACGTGGATTTTACAGTAAGTGAAGAGTGGATAAGTTTGCTAAAAACTCTTACGATGACTGTGTATGTTGCTTATTTTGGATCAAGAGGAGCCGAAAAAGTGGGAAGTATAGTAAGAAAGTAAATAAACCACGTAATAATAACCTTAACAGTCAAATCAAATTAAATTAAATCAAATGGAATTCAATTTACCAAGTCAGATCGTAAAGGATCTAAGCTTCGGAAACGAAGGTAGAAATAAAATAATGTCCGGCGTCGATAAATTAGCAAGCGCAGTAAAGTCCACTTTAGGGGCTTCTGGAAAATGCGTAATATACGAAGACGCTATGGGCCGACCGGTTATAACAAAAGACGGAGTAACCGTTGCAGAAAGCGTAGTCTTAATGGATCCGGTCGAAAATATAGGTGCAACCCTTATAAAGGAAGCAGCGAGTAATACTGTTAGAGAGGCGGGTGATGGTACTACAACAGCTACCGTAATAGCTCACTCTCTATTAACTAATATAAACGAATACAAAGGTGAAGAACAAATTAGAGATATTAAAAGAAGCGTTGACGAATGTCTTGAGGAAGTTACTAATTATCTTGATAACACCAGGATTGAAGTTGAGGGTGACATGCTACAGCAAGTTGCTTACATTAGCTGTAACAATGACGCTGAACTTGGAGACAAAATTGGCGAAGCATTTGAAAGAGTTGGAAAGACTGGAGTCGTTTTAATGGAGGATTCTGACACAAATGAAACACACGTTGAGTTTGTTGAGGGAACCCAGTTTGAATCAGGTATAAAGTCATCACATTTATTAACAGACAAAGATAAAGGAGTTGCTGTACTGGAAGAGCCATTGGTCTTGATAGTTAGTTCGCCTGTACCTAATATACGTAGAATCCAAAATATATTGGAGCATGTGGTTAAAACCAAACGTAGTTTGTTAATAATCGCCCCGCTAGAGCAACAGCCTTTCGCAACGTTATTAGCTAACAAAGTAAAGGGTAATATAAAGGTCAATATTGTAGACCCTCCGGGGTTTGGACCAACTAAAGCTGATACACTAGAAGACTTAGCTATCCTAACAGGCGCCACGGTCGTAGATGAAGAGCTGGGGGACGACTTAGACCTTTTAGATATTAATGTACTAGGCGAAGTTTTAAAGTCCGTTACAGACGCTAAAAACACGATATTGCAAATTAAAGATACCACCTTAGATTTAACGGAACGAATAGAAGAAGTTAAAACTAAGATCGATAAAGAGACCAACGCTTATATCAAGATGAAACTAGAGAAGAGATTATCTATGTTGACAGGTAAGGTTGGTGTTATTTATGTAGGAGCTGATTCAGCAGTTGAATTAAAAGAAAAGAAAGATAGAGTAGATGATGCTCTCCACGCTACGAAAGCAGCCTTAATGGAAGGAATAGTAGCAGGTGGTGGGATTGCATTATTAAATGCGTCCAACAAGATCAAGCCTAAGAATGACGGGTATAAGTTATTATTGGATTCTATTAAAGCTCCTTTCTATACTATATTAGATAATGCTGGTATTGTTGAAATTAAAAAGCAAACGATTAAGAATAGAGGTATTGACGTTAAAACAGGTAAAGAAGTTAATATGATTAAAGCTGGTATTATAGATCCAGTATTAGTTACAAAGTCAGCGTTAAAGAATGCGGTTAGTGTGGTAAAGACTATTATATCCGCAGATTGTATAATCTCAAATGTAAGATCCCTTGAACGCAGTTAATCACTTTATTATAATCGACAAAATCAAGGAAGCTCCGAAGACAGTAGGAGGACTTGAAATAACACAAAATCAAAACCACGACGTTAGGTACTTAAAGGGCAACATAATTAGTGTTGGAGATAAGATAGATTTTCTCAAAGAAGGCGATGTTGTTAGATATGATAAACACGCAGGGCACGGAATAGAGTGGAATGATAAATTATATTTCGTAATTACAATAGGGGATGTAGTTTTAGTAGAATGAGACTAAGCTCAAGTGATTTAAGAGAAATGAATTTACTTAAGTATTACAGGCTTGTTAGAAAATGGGCCTGTAAAACTTACGACCTTAAAGACGCTGATATTGAATTATTAATATATTTGGATTGCAAAAAGCAATTTACACGTAATGATTTCATAGACGGTGTTTATACATACTCTTGGGATAAAGCAAGATGGGAAAGATTAAGGCGAGAGGGTTGGATTGATGTCTGGAGAAAAAGAAATAGAACTACTATGAAGACTAATATATATAGTACTTCGCACAAATGTAAAAGTTTAATAAACAGAATTTACAGAATACTACTAGGGGAAGAGGATTTACCAACGTCAGCTAGAAGTACGTTTTATAAGAATAAAACATATACGGATAAAGTTTACAACAAAGCTATTGATGATATGATAAAAGACAAAGAAAGATAATTATGGCATTTAAAATGAACCCTAAATCACCAACTTTAAAATCAGTTGGACGGTACGTGGCTCCCCGAGGCATACAGCAAGCCACAACATCACCTGCTAAACAAAGCAAAGCAGATTTATCCGACGAAAACGCTTTAGAGCAAAAGCATATTGTAAAATCAAAAACCTCAACGCAAGGAAATAACGATAATGTTAAAAGAAGTAGTAGAAGCGAGGTTACAAACATAGAAAGTAAATCAAATAGAAGAGTACAAAAAGTAGCTGGAAACGATAGTAATGACAAAAAAGGCTATAAATCTACATTGATGACTGTAAAAGACCCAAACAAATCAGGTAGACTTGTTGTTGGTCCTAAAGGAGGCTATCATGAAATGGGTAGTGATGTAGCTCAAAAACAACTAAAGAACTTTCAAAGGAATTATATTAAAACAAAAAATAAATAACAATGGCATACTCAGGATTTAAAGGAATTGGACCAAACGGTTTGGGTGGAAGTAAAAAATCAGTAATATCACCAGCTAAGCAAATGGGTACTGACGCGGGCGAAACAGCGGCGTTCGAAGAAAGCAAACGATTAGAGTTAGCGGCAGACGAGAAAATGGAACGAGCTAAGGGAAACAAAAAGAAACAAGCTGAAATAATAGCTAAGACTAATAAGAAAATGGACAAAAAAGTTCCTGCCGCTAAGAAAACAGCGGAAAAAGAAGGATATACAGCGTTTGGTGAAAGCAAAAAAATACCTGCAAAAAAAGTTCCTGGTTTTAAAAAACAATAAAAGCAAAACAATGGCATTCAAACTAAAATCACACGGAGAAGTATTCGGTATTCACGAGAAGACCTCTAAGTTCGGTACTCCTGTCATTATAAAAGATGACCTTGAAAGTGGGGTTGAGGCTGAAGCCAATCGTGACGGCACTATTTTTGTTAACTCTAAACTGTCTGACAAAAAAATAGAAAAAGCTATTGCTCACGAAAAAGTTCATTTAGATCAAATGGCTTCAGGTAGATTACAATATTCTGAAGACTCTGTAACTTGGAAAAGGGATACAAGATCACCTGCTAGGGTTTACAAGAGAGCTACTATGAACGAGGGGCATCCTGATTTCGAATGGGAGAACGAAGCATATAAACAATCATAATTATGGCAATTACATTTAGAGGTCAAGCCTCAAAACTTAAAAAGTCTGCAGCTAGTAATAACCGCAATGGATTTCAAGAAGTATCAGCCCCTGGGCCGAGAAGAGGAACTGGAGGTTTCGAAAATAGCCCTGCTAAAAAAAGTTGTTCACCTATAACTCAGAAATCAAAGTCTCCTTTAAAAATGAATGAAGCGCTAGTTTATGGGGCTGGGCAAACGGGTAAAAGATTTGTTGATGCTGGAGCTGAAGTAGGTAGAGCTTTCGAACAAAAGCAAGAACCTGTAGCTGTTGATCTCGGAAAGCAAGACCTTACAAGCGAAAATAAAAGTGCAAATAATAAAAAGGGTAAAGAAAATAAACACAAAGAAGTGAAAGGCATTGATGCTGGACAGTTCGCTAAAGGAGTCATTATTCCATCAGCTTCAGAAATGGATCTCACGCTAGCTCCAACAACACTTACAAAAAACTAAACCATGTCAAAAAACACACCAATTACAGCAAGAGTAAGCACAGGCTTATTCAACAAAAAGAAGGGGGTAACAGAACCTTTACTAAACGTAGGGAAAGCAGGCGTCCACGGTAATAATCAAACTAGAGATATTCCATCGCCGAGTAAAATGAGGGGATACGCAATGAAGAGTTCTCCTTTTAAGCAAAAGGTAGTTGATGGAAAACCTATGGAGGTTAAAATCAAAGGTGCTGGTGATAAAATCGTTGAACCTAAGAAGATTACCAAAGAGATGACAACAAGAGCTAATAAGGAAAGATCTAAAGCGAAAGCGGCTGATACAGCAGCAACTTCTCCAGCTAAACAGAAAATGATTGATGGCAAGCCTGTTGAAGTTAAGATTAAAAGCGCTGGTCAAAGAATAATAGAGGAAACTCCAGGAAAACCAGGTACAGCTAATTACGATAAAGCAGTCGCTGCTGAAGGTACTAAACAAGTTGATCCTAAGAAGATCACTCCGGAGATGACAGCGAAGGCTAATAAGAAAAGAGCTGAAGCAAAGGCAGCTGATAAAGCAGCAGCTAAACCTACCAAAACAGTAAAGAATATCCCTGGAAAAGTAATTGATCTTAATGATTTTGAGGTTGAAGCTAAAAGAGGTATGGTTGAAAGCTGGGAAGCTGGATCTCAAGGTAGACGAATGAAAAAACTGAGTGATGATATTTCAGACTCACAGAGAAAAGTTGATAGATACAAAGGTCGACTTAAAGGATATGCTAAGCAAGATGAAAAAGGCAACTGGGTTAAAACAGATCCAAAAGTATCTGACAGAAAGTTTAATAGGAACCTTAGAAAATTTCAAGAATCCTCAAGAAATGTAAAAGGGTCTCAAAGTCAGTATGATGTTTATTCCAAAGGAGTTTCACGAGGAGCTAGCGGGTATCGAGGGGGTACATTTAATGTAACAGAACAAGCTACAAAGAAATCACTAGGAGACGTAAAGCAGCAAATAGGTTTTGAACAAAAACAGTTAGAGCCTAAAAAGGTTGTAACAAAAACAAATCCTTTAGTAGAAACCCCAGCTGAAAAGAACAACAAGTTCTTTAAAAAGAAAACGCCTTTAAAAATGAAATACTTCAAATAATGGCATACAAGCAAGAACCTAAATCCCCAGTATTGAAAAGATGCTGGGAAGGGTATTCTCCGGTGCCTGGTAAAAAGAAGGAGGAAAAAGGAAGTTGCGCAAAATCACCTGCTAAAAAGACAGCAGCTTGGACACGTAAGGAAGGTAAATCAGAAACTGGTGGCTTGAATCAAAAAGGTGTTGATGCTTATAAAAGAGACAACCCTGGATCTAAACTACAAACAGCGGTTACTACAAAACCATCTAAACTCAAAAAAGGTAGTAAAGCTGCTAAGCGTAGAAAATCGTTTTGTGCAAGAATGAGTGGGATGCCAGGGCCTATGAAAAAACCTAACGGAGAACCAACTAGGAAGAAGTTAGCTTTAGACAAATGGAATTGCTAATGGCATCAAAAGGATTAGGAGATACAATAGAAAAAATTACAAAAGCAACAGGAATTAAAACAATAGTAGATAAACTCCCTGGTGATTGCGGTTGTAACAAAAGAAAAGAAGCGTTAAACAAAGCGTTTCCGTATAAACAAAAACAAAAATAGTAACAATTAAATTAAATTAAATCATTATGGGTGAAGTAAAAACAATTGAGGTAGAGGCAAACGAAGTAAAATCGGTTTCAAAAGAACAATTAAAAGATTTGCAAGAAGCTGTTAGTAAGCAGAATCAAATTCAAATGAAAATTGGAGGACTTGAAGGGCATAAGGCTGAGCTGATAATTCAGTTACAAAGCGTAGTGAAAGATCTTTCCTCGCTGCAAGCTGATCTTGAAAAAGAATTCGGATCTGTTAATATCGACCTACAAACAGGAATCATTTCAGATGCACCTAATTCGTAAGATAAGCATCGGTAAAGACTATAAGAATGACGCTATGCACTACGCTGTTGGACAGGAAGTGTATGGCGGTCATACTATAGCTCATATATTGGAAGAAGAAGAAAAGTACTCTATACATATAACAAAAGGTGATACAATAATGCCTTGGAAAGACTTTAATAAAAACATGTCCATTTCTGTGGAGTACGATTTAAACTATTAAAATGCAAAGCGTTTTTAATTATTTAGTAAAACCAAAAGGCGATAGAACCGTTGGGTTTAAAAAAATAGAAGGGCAAACGTTATTACTAAACACAGATCTGCAGAATCACAGTTATACAAATAGAGTAGGTACAATACTTAATTTACCTCTAGTTGGTAATGAAGAATTAAAAGAAGGAGATGACGTAATTGTGCATCATAATGTTTTTAGAAGGTTTAGAGACGTTAGAGGTAATGAGAAGGATAGTAAAAATTATTTAGCTGAAGATGTTTATACCGTACAAGCTGATCAAATATACGCTTTTAAAAGAGGCGACGAATGGAGAGCTTTAAAAGGGTTTTGTTTTATTAAACCCATAAAAGAAGACAAGATGTTTTCTGTAGCATTTGAGAAGCCATTAATAGGTATTGTAAAACTAGGTAATGACGAAATAAAAACCGAGTCATTAGTAGGTTTTAAGCCGAACTCAGAATATGAGTTTGTAATAGAAGGGCAGAGGTTATACCGAGTACCCACCAATTCAATCACAATTAAATATGAATACAAAGGAAACGAAGAGGAATATAATCCTAGCTGGGCAAAAGGCAGTTGAGGAATTAATAAAAGTAGCTAAAGAGCCTATCGTGGATTCAGACGACGACCTAACTGCGGATAAACTTAAGAATGCTGCAGCTACAAAAAAACTAGCTATATTTGACGCTTTTGAAATACTAACACGTATAGAGGAGGAAGAAAGAGTATTAGAGAACAAACCTAAGAAAGAGCTTGAAACAATAGAGTTCAAAGGCTTTGCTGAAAACAGATCTAAGTAATGTACGAGCAGAATCTATATAAGGTAGTAACTCCTGTAAAACTTACAACTATTTCTAGACTTAATAAAGGTAAGAAGTGGGGGTATGGATACCACAAAGAGCACGACATTGTAGTAATAAGCAAAACTGGTCAAATAGGTGAAATATACGAAATACAAAACCTTAGGATAGCTTTGCCGAAGTCGCCAGGGAAGTTAGATAAGACAACAGACAGATGGACTGTCGAGGAGTACCCTAGAGAATTAAATGCTATAAAAAGTATATTTGATTGGAGGGATTATCCTGAAAATTTTAAAACTAAATGGGGACCATATATAGATGAGCAATTTAATAAAAGAGAAGGCGGACACTGGTTCAATAATAAAGGCGTGGATACTTACATTACTGGTACTCACTTTATGTACTTGCAGTGGTCCAAAATTGATGTTGGGAAGCCAGAGTTTAGGGAATCAAACAGATTATTCTACATATTCTGGGAAGCTTGTAAAGCCGACAGAAGAAGTTATGGTATGTGCTATCTCAAGAACAGACGTTCAGGCTTTTCATTCATGGCGTCTGGGGAGACCGTTAATATGGCAACAATATCGTCCGACGTACGTTTTGGGATTTTGTCCAAATCTGGTGCCGATGCAAAGAAAATGTTCACAGATAAGGTTGTACCCATTTCTGTTAACTTCCCGTTTTTCTTTAAACCCGTACAAGACGGTATGGACAGACCAAAGACGGAACTTGCGTATCGTGTACCCGCTTCAAAATTCACAAGGAGGCGACTCGATTCGAACAAGGCCACGGAGATCATCGCGGGACTTGACACAACGATTGACTGGAAAAACACCGGTGATAACGCGTACGATGGGGAGAAACTCAAACTTCTCATCCATGACGAATCGGGTAAATGGGAAAGGCCGAACAACATCCTCAACAACTGGAGGGTTACGAAAACGACATTAAGGTTAGGAGCAAGAGTTATTGGAAAGTGTATGATGGGATCAACGTCAAACGCTTTAGATAAAGGTGGTGAGAATTTTAAAAAGCTATATGCAACATCAGATGTTACAAAAAGAAACGCCAACGGACAAACTCGCTCAGGATTATATTCTTTGTTCATTCCTATGGAATGGAATTACGAAGGATTCATTGATGCTTATGGGATGCCTGTATTCAATACCCCACCAGAAGGTTGTGAGGACTCACATGGCGACCCTATTGAAGTCGGAGTCATAGAACATTGGAATAATGAAGCTGAAGGATTAAAAGGCGACCAGGACGCTCTAAACGAATATTACAGACAGTTCCCTAGAACAGAGGAACACGCTTTTAGAGATGAAACTAAAAACAGTATATTTAACTTAGCGAAAATATACGAACAAATAGATTACAATGAAGACTTAGCTAACAGTAACGTAGTTACAAGAGGTAGTTTTCAATGGCAAAACGGTATAAAAGATTCTAAAGTTATATTTAGTCCAAACCCGCAAGGTAGGTTCTTAATAACCTGGACTCCTGCTCACGATATACAGAACAGGCAAATAATTAAGAATGGAGCTAGATATCCTGGTAACGAACACATGGGTGCTTTAGGTTGTGATAGTTATGATATATCAGGAACAACAGACGGAAGAGGGTCTAAGGGAGCACTGCACGGGTTAACCAAATTTAGTATGGAAGATGCACCACCAAGTACTTTCTTTTTAGAATATGTAGCAAGGCCTCAAACAGCTGAGATGTTTTTCGAAGATGTGTTAATGGCTTGTGTATTTTACGGAATGCCTTTATTATGTGAAAACAACAAACCTAGGCTTTTGTATTATTTTAAGAGAAGAGGCTACAGGGGATACTCAATGAACCGACCGGATAAACTTTGGAATAAGTTGTCAGTAACAGAAAAAGAAATAGGTGGAATACCGAATTCAAGTGAAGATATAAAACAAGCACACGCGTCTGCTATAGAAATGTATATAGATAGTTACGTGGGTTTAAAGTCCGATGGAAATTACGGTACGATGTATTTCACAGAGACATTGAATGACTGGGCTAAATTTGATATAAATAATAGAACAAAGTTTGATGCAGCAATAAGCTCAGGCTTAGCGATAATGGCATGCAACAAAGATTTATACAGGCCGAGTGCTCCAATACAAAAAAGAACAATGAAAGTTAAATTTGCAAAATATAGGCAAGACGGCAATTTATCCGAGATAATAAAATAATAATATGGCTAGAGGCGTAACAAATAGTTTTTTTCCAAGTCAAGTTGTAAGTGATCAAGAGAAGATGTCTTTTGATTATGGGTTACAAGTTGGTAGAGCAATTGCTAATGAATGGTTTGATGGTAATTCCGGAATAACTAGATTTAAAAGCAATCAAAATACATTCAATGCTTTAAGGCTGTATGCAAGAGGAGAGCAACCTATACAAAAGTATAAAGACGAAATGTCTATAAACGGAGATTTATCTTACCTAAACTTAGACTGGAAACCCGTACCTATTTTATCTAAATTTGTAGATATTGTAGTTAATGGTATATCCGATAGAAGTTTTGATATCACAGCTTACTCTCAAGACCCTTATGGTATCTCTAAAAGGACTGCTTATATGGAGTCCATAATCAGAGATATGCAAACGCAAGAATTAAACAACTTTGCCCAAGAGCAATTTGGTATTAATTTGTTTGAGAATGCTCCTGATAAATTACCTGACTCTGAGGAGGAGCTAGATATACACATGCAACTTAGCTACAAGCAAGGTATCGAGATAGCGGAAGAAGAAGCTATTAATACAATGCTTGTCTCCAATAATTACGATTTAACAAAAAGAAGGATAAACGAAGATTTAACTATACTAGGTATTGGAGCTGTTAAGAACAACTTTACAGAATCTAATGGAGTTACTGTTGAGTACGTAGATCCAGCTTATATGGTTTATTCTTATACAGAAGACCCTTACTTCCAAGATATATATTATGTAGGTGAAGTAAAATTTGTACCTATTAATGAGCTTAAGAAACAATTTCCTGATTTAACACAAAGTCAGCTAGAGCAAATTCAACAACAAGGAACACAAAATAAGGGTGTATATAACAATAATTTAACCAACGACTACAATAACAACAGAGACTCAAACGTAATACAGCTTTTGTACTTTAATTACAAGACTTATATGAATGAGGTTTACAAGGTTAAAGAAACAGCGACTGGTGCAACTAAGGTAATAGTAAGAGATGATCAGTATGATCCACCTGTAGAAGCTTATGAAGCAGAGTACGGTAAGTTATCTAGATCTTTAGAGGTGCTATACGAAGGTGTGATGGTATTAGGTACTAACCTATTATTGCGATGGGAGATGGCTCCGAATATGATGCGGCCTAAAAGTGATTCATCTAAGGTTAAAATGAATTACTCTATTACTGCACCTAGAATGTATCAAGGCAAAATAGAATCTATAGTTAGTAGATGTACAGGTTTTGCAGACATGATCCAATTAACCCATTTAAAGTTACAGCAAGTACTTCAGAGAATGATACCTGACGGTGTTTATTTAGACGCTGATGGTATTAATGAAGTTGATTTAGGTAACGGAACTAACTACAACCCTCAAGAAGCGCTTAATATGTTCTTCCAAACAGGATCTGTTATTGGTAGATCGTTCACTCAAGATGGAGATATGAATCCTGGAAAAGTTCCAATTCAGGAAATACAAACCGGTAGTGGTGGTCAAAAAATGGCAACATTAATTCAGACTTACAATTATTATCTACAAATGATAAGAGATGTAACTGGATTAAACGAAGCAAGAGACGGTAGCACACCTGATTCAAGAGCTTTAGTGGGTATTCAAAAAATGGCGGCAGCAAATTCAAATACGGCTACAAGACATATACTAGATGCTGGATTGTTCTTAACAAAAGAAACAGCGGAGTGTTTATCTCTTAGGATATCTGATATATTAGAATACCATCCAGCTAAAGAGGCTTTTATTCAAAAGATAGGTGGATTTAATGTAGCCACTCTAGAAGAGCTAAGTGACTTGCATTTACACGACTTTGGTATATTTTTAGAGTTAAGACCTGATGATGAACAAAAACAGGTTTTGGAAAATAATGTACAAATAGCTTTACAAGCAGGTTTAATAGATTTATCCGATGCTATCGATATTCGTGAAGTTAAAAATATAAAATTAGCTAATCAATTGCTAAAAGTTAAGCAAAAGAAGCGTCAAGAAAGACTTCAAGCTGAACAGCAAGCTAACATACAAGCACAAGCACAAGCAAACGCTCAAGCCCAGCAAGTAGCAGCTCAAGCTGAAATACAGAAGGATCAAGCTCTATTCTCTACAAAATCTCAACTTGAACAGTTGAAAGGTCAGATTGAACAGCAAAGAATACAAGTTGAAGTAGAAGCAAAGAAAGAATTGATGGAGCTGGAATTCCAATACAACATGAAACTTAAAGATGTTGAGGTTGAAGCTATGAAGGCAAAAGAAAATTCCATAGAAGACCGAAAGGACAAGCGTACTAAGATACAAGGTACGCAACAGAGCGAGATGATTGCTCAAAGACAACAAGATTTACCACCAAAAGACTTTGAATCGTCGGGAAATGACGTGATGGGTAGTGGATTTGGCTTAGGTTCCTTCGAACCTAGGTAATAATAGTAGTAACAATTATATAATATTTTATCATGGCGGAAGCACAAAACACAGAAGGTACGTTTAAAATAAAAAAACCTACCGAAAAACCTACTGAAGCACCAGCTGCAGTGGAGCAAGTAGAACAAACAGGTCCAGCGTCTGTCTCGGAAGACGGAACTCTAAAGCTTGATTTATCAAAACCAATAGAAACAAATGCCAATACAGAGCAAGAAACAGCAGACGTGGTTGCAGATCAACAAGCCGAATCTGTACAAGAAGTGGAAGCAGAAGTACCACAACAACCAGACCCCGTTCAAGTTGAAGAATCCGTTCCTGAAGAATTAGAGAACGAATTTTTACAAGAAGTAACAGACGAAGAAATTGCAGAGACAGCGGTAGAACTCGAAGAGCAGGTCGAACAAGCTATAGTAGAACAAGCTGCAGGTGTTGAGTTACCGGAGAACATCCAAAAAGTAGTTGATTTTATAAATGATACAGGAGGAAGTTTAGAGGACTATGTCAAATTAAATGTAGATTATGGTTCATTAGATGAAGATCAATTATTAAAAGAATACTACCAATCATCAAAACCTCACTTAAACAGTGATGAAGTTGAATTCTTATTAGATGAGAATTTCGCGTATGACGAAGATGTAGACGAAGACAGAGATGTAATAAAAAAGAAAATAGCTAGGAAAGAAGAACTCTCAAAAGCTAAAACATACTTAGACAATTTAAAGTCTAAATATTACGAAGAAATAAAAGGAGGTAGTAAATTAGCTCCAGAACAAAAGAAAGCGGTGGATTTTTTCAATCGCTATACAAAAGAAAATGAACTAGCAACTCAAACAGCTGAGAAGCAAACAAATGTGTTTTTAGATAAAACAGGTAAATTATTTAATAAGGATTTCAAAGGTTTTGATTATTCTGTTGGTGATAAAAAATACCGTTTTAAAGTAAAAGACGCGGAAACAGTGAAGAATACTCAAAGTGATATTAACAATTTTATCAAGAAGTTCTTGAATGAAGATGGTGAAATGTCAGATGCTTCGGGTTATCACAAAAGTTTGTTTACAGCTATGAATGCTGATTCTGTCGCACAACATTTCTATGAGCAGGGTAAAGCCGATGCATTGAAAGCAAGCGTATCAACTTCGAAAAACATTAAAATGGGCGCGAGAGGTGTTCACGAAGATGTTAAACCGAACAATGGTGGGTGGAGCGTAAGAGCAGTTGACAGTGGGGGTGATGGTTCAAAACTAAAGATAAAATCATTTAAACATTTAAAGTAAAAAATTATGGCAACAGGATTTGCACAAGCGCCAGCTACATTAGCTAATTTAGCGCATTTAACACCAAGACCAGTAAAAGGTTTATTCGGAGACAACTATTTGTCTTTACAGGATATGGACTGGGCACAACAATTTTTACCAGAAGTATATGAGAAAGAAGTAGAGAGATACGGTAATCGTACTATCGCTGGTTTCTTACGTATGGTTGGAGCAGAGATGCCTATGGCTTCTGATCAAGTAGTTTGGTCTGAACAAGGAAGATTACATATCGCTTATGATACTGTAGAATCTAACGCTGGAGGTACAGAAATATCTATTCCTTCTCCTGGAGCAGATGGAAAAGTTCCATTATTAGGCCCTGGAATGACAGTTGTTATTTCAAAAGGTAACGTAACAAATAAAGCTTTTATTGTATCAGCAGGAGCAGTTGCTGGTGGATTACAGCCTTATACCATTAAAGCATACGATACAGCTACTGGAGCATTAGACGCAGCCCTTCAAGGAGCAACAGCGGCATTGCCTCTTAACTTATTCGTATTTGGTTCTGAATATGGAAAAGGATCTAGCTTAGCTGGTAATTCGGTTGACGCTTCTTTCACTACTTTCAGTAACAAACCAATCATCTTAAGAGACAAGTACTCTGTAAATGGTTCAGATGTTGCTCAAATTGGATGGGTTGAAGTTACTACTGAAATCGGAACAGGTGGATACTTATGGTATTTAAAATCTGAGCATGAGTCTAGAATTCGTTTTGAAGACTATTTAGAAATGAGTATGGTTGAAGCAACTAATGCACAAAGTGCTTTTACAGATGCATCAGGAGCAGCTATCACAGGTACTCAAGGTTTATTCTCTACTATTGAAGAAAGAGGATTGGTTTACAACGACCCAGACTTTGGATCAGTTACAGCGCCTACTGGTATTTCTCAGTTTGACGAAGTATTACAAGAACTAGACAAGCAAGGAGCTATTGAGGAGAACATGTTATTCTTGGATAGAAGTACATCTTTATCTATTGACAATATGTTAGCTGCTCAAAATTCTTATGGAGCGGGTGGTACATCTTACGGTGTATTTGACAACTCTGAAGATATGGCTTTAAATCTTGGATTCTCAGGATTCAGACGTGGAGCTTATGACTTCTACAAAACTGACTGGAAATATCTAAATGACTCTACAACTCGTGGATTAATCGACGACGTTAAAGGTGTATTAGTACCAGCTGGAACTTCTACAGTTTATGACCAACAATTAGGACAGAACATTTCAAGACCTTTCTTACACATCCGTTATAGAGCTTCAGAAGCTGATGACAGACGTTTGAAATCTTGGGTTACTGGTTCAGTTGGAGGAAACTATACAAGTGACGAGGATGCAATGAATGTTCACTTCTTATCAGAAAGAACAATGTGTACTCAAGCTGCTAACAACTTTGTATTATTCAAAGCAACTTAGTAGATTAAATTAATGTAATTCTTACCCTCGTTGAAACTACGGGGGTAATTATTACTCTTATTAACATTTATATTATATTATATTATGGCTGTAAAAGCAAAAGCAAAAGTGAGCGAAGCTCCAAAGAAAGATGATTGGATCATCAAAGATAGATTATATGAGTTAACTAGAGGTAAAAAGCCTTTAGTATTTACAGTGCCAACAGCGCACAGCTCAAAAAAAGCATTACTGTGGTTTGACGAAGACGCTGGATATCAGAGAGAATTAAGATATGCAACCAATCAAAAAAGTTGTTTCGTAGACGAACAGCAAGGACAGGTTACACTAGGTAGAATTGTATTTAGAGACGGCATGTTAAGGGTAAAGAAAGAGGATGTTGTTTTACAAAAACTACTATCGATCTATCACCCATACACCGCAGATGGAATTATTGAAGAATACAAGCCTGTACAAATTGCTCAAAATCAAGCGGACTGGATTGAATACGAACTAGCTGCTTTAAATTTAGCAAAAAATCTTCCTATTGAGGAAGCTGAAGCTATATTAAGAGTTGAGCTTGGAGAGAAAGTTAACGAATTAACATCCACAGAATTAAAAAGAGATGTACTAGTTTTTGCTAGGAACCAACCTCAGTTGTTTATGGACTTAGCCCAAGACGACAACGTACAATTAAGAAGCTTTGGTGCGAAAGCGGTAGAAGCTAATATATTGACTTTATCGCCGGATCAAAGAACATTTACATACGGAGAGAGTGGTAGAAAAGTAATGACAGTGCCTTTCGGCGAACACCCATACTCTGCATTAGCGGCATTCTTTAAAACCGATGAAGGTATGGAAATATACAAAGCAATAGAAAAGAGACTTAAATAGTCACCTTTATAGTAATAGGCTATCGAGAGGTGGCCTATTATTATAATAATTAAAAAATAAATTATGGCTGTAAGCATAGATACTGTATATCAAAGGGTATTAGCAATACTTAATAAAGAGCAAAGAGGATATGTCACACCTCAAGAATTTAATCTATTTGCTAATCAAGCACAATTAGATATATTTGAACAATACTTTTATGATATTAACCAGTTCGGAAGAATCTCAGGTAATGATACTGAATTCTCAGACATGCTTAACGTCCTTAACGAAAAAATAAACATATTTGAAACTACTGCAGATATGGTGTGGTCTAATAACTATTGGAACCCACCCGCTAATCTGTATAGAATAGGATCTATAGTTTACGAGAATACAATTACTACAAAATCATTGTACCCAACACCAAATACAGTGGTTACAACAAAAGTTCCTGTAGAAGCGGAGCGTATAAATTATAATGAATATTTATACGTAGCCCAATCAGGAATGACAAAACCAACAAACTCAAGACCTGTATTTGTAGCTAGTACTTCAGGCTACAAGGTATACGGAGCCGCTGAAGTGACTTTAAATGATGTTAAGTGCAATTACATTAGAAAACCAGCAGAAGCTGCCTGGGGCTACCAAATGGTCTATGGGGAAGCGCTATACGATTCTACTGTGTCAACTGATTTTGAATTACATCCATCAGAGGAAACGGAGCTAGTTACAAAAATATTAGAATTCGCTGGATTATCCGTACAAGATGTTCAAATGTATCAAGTAGCAGCAGGGATGGGCGCTCAAAATAACCAACAAGAAAAATCATAATATATGGGACTTATAGATAAAACACAGGAAGAATACTATTTAGGCCCTGATGGCGTTTGGGATAGTCACGATGAAGACTACGGAGGTTATCAATTTGTACCTATTAATGATATCATAAATACCTTTATGGTAGCTTATGTTGGCGAGGATAAGAATATTTCAAAAGTAAAAAGAACGGATGTTCAATTTCATGCTATGCGCGCTATTCAAGAGTTTAGCTTTGACATGCTTCCTCAAGATAAATCTATTGAAATAGACGTACCGCCAGGTTTATATTTTGTGTTACCACAAGATTATGTTAACTTCACTAAGTTATCATGGACAGATACTCAAGGTATTGAAAGACCTATATATAGAACAAACATAACTAGTAATCCCAGTGCACCGCTTCAGGACACAGATTATGAATACACGTTCGATCAAAATGGTAACATTTTAAAAGCCGAGAAGTCAGAAACTCTAAAGCGGTGGAATGAAAGATCTACAAGCGGAGCTTCTAATGCTAACAGTGCATTTAATATAAACAATCCAGATCTACTAGGGCTTTACGCTTATGGTAGAAGATACGGTTTAGATCCAGAATTAGCTCAAGCAAATGGTACTTTTTATATAGATAATGCAAATGGCGTAATTAGATTCAGTTCTGACCTTAGGGGAAAACTAATAACATTAAAGTACATAAGCGACGGGTTAGGATCTGACGAAGATATGGTTGTTCATAAGTTTGCTGTAGACGCTATATACAAATACATACTCCACGCTGTACTATCTACTAGAGCGAACACTCAAGAGTACTTAGTAGCTAGGTATAAAAGAGAATTAGCAGCAGCTAGAAGAAACGCTAAAATAAGATTATCTCAATTAAAGTCTGAATTAATTGTTCAAGTAATGAGAAACCAATCCAAGTGGATTAAACACTAATATATATGCCGGAATTAACACATACATTTACTAAAGGTAAAATGAATAAAGATCTCGATGAGAGATTAGTTCCTAATGGTGAATATAGAGATGCTCTTAACTTAGAGCTTGCTTCTTCTGAAACATCTCAAGTTGGAGCATTCCAAAACTTAAAGGGTAATTTAGAATTGCTTAACAAGTCAGTTAACGCAGTGACCGGAGCATTTACCACATGGCCTGCTGGTGACTATATATCCACACTAAGCAATCCAGTATGTATTGGAGCAAAAGCAGATGAGAACTCCGATGAAATATATTGGTTCATTGCTTCAGATACTACTAGCATTATAGCTTCTTACAATACTGTAACAAAGCTAACCCAACCTTTAGTTGTAGATACTCAAAATATTTTAAAATTTAGCTCAGATTATTTAATCACAGGTATCAATGTCCTTGAAGGTATATTAATGTGGACAGACAATCAAACAGAGCCTAAGAAGATAACTATAAAAGACTGGGTCAACTCTACTGCAAATTTTATAACACATTCACAAATATATAATAGAGACTTTATAGAGTCTGATTTAACTGTTATAAAAAGATACCCGCTCAATCCACCTACTATTGAAGCTAGCTCTACTAAACGTAGCGGCCCTGTAGATACGGTAACAACATACGCTTTTACAGAAACACCAGCTGGAGCACCTGTTGGTACAGTAGTACCTATGACTCCCGAGAGCGGACCTCAAGCTTTAACTTGGGTATCAAATAGCCTTCCAACATACGAGCAAGGTGATATACTTATACTTACTAACGCAGAGAACGATCCATTGGATCCAGATGCCATTATTAGAGTAGAAGTTCAATCTGTAAGCACGCCTCAAACTGGAGCAGTGGTAACAGTTCTTTCCGTAGGAGAAGGAGTCGAAAGCCAAACTTTAGATCCAACAACATTTGACGTAACCTTAGAGCAAGAAACTCCATTTTTTGAAATGCGATTTGCAAGATTCGGTTATAGGTATAAATATGCAAACAACGAATTATCTGCATTCTCCCCTTTCTCTAACCCTGCTTTTATACCTGGCGAATTTAATTATTCTCCACAGCAAGGTTACAACCTAGGTATGGTTAACAATATAAGGCAGCTTAATATATCTGAGTGGAGGCCGGATGCAGCTATATATCCAGATGTTAAAGCGGTTGATATCTTATACAAAGCTACTAACAATTCCAATGTATACGTTGTAGATACGTTTACCAACGAAGATCCGGAATGGATTGCAAACACTTTTGAAATAGAAAGCGAAATAATAACATCTGTAGTTAACGCTAACCAATTACTAAGGCCTTATGATAACGTTCCAAGAAAAGCGTTAGCTCAAGAGGTTACAGCTAATAGGTTAATATACGGTAATTACACTCAGAATTTTAATTTACTGAATGAAGACGGCACTCCTTTTTCAACTTATATTTCAGTAGGTGAAATTTCCAGAACAGTGTCAGCGGAGTTAACACCTGAAGGAGCTCCTAAAGGAGTTAGTATCGACGGAGAGCAAGTTGCTGAATCCGCTAAGTCTATAAGAACATATCAAATAGGGGTTGCTTATATGGATAAATATGGTAGAACAACTCCAGTATTTACAAGTAATAAGGCTTCTGTATATATACCTAAAACTAACGCTGCTTTTTCTACAAAACTAACAGCGCAATTAGGATCTAGCCCTGGAGGGAATTCTTCATTAATTCCTTACTATGATCAAACAAACCAGTTTCCATATTTTAAATATTATGTAAAAGAAACATCTCAGCAGTATTACAACTTAGCGTTAGATAGATTCTATGATGCTGAAGATGGGAATCTTTGGTTATCGTTTCCTTCTGCTGAAAGAAATAAAGTTGACGAGGATACATTTATCATACTTAAAAAAGGACATGATAATGCCGAGCCTGTTACTGAAGATGCTAGATATAAGATTATAGCAATAGAAAACGAAGCTCCTCAGTACCTAAAAGAAACAAAGCTTTCTATGGGTAGCATGGATACTGAATTTGACATTGTAGCTTTCCCTATACCTGGAACCAATGAAGTACAGGTGGATAAAGATGATTTTGATAAACAATTTGGAGCGGAAGCTAGAACAATATCAGGTCTTTTAATGAGGGTTTTAAGCGGAGCAACATTTAGTTCTTATTATAAAATATCGTCTTTTGGGCTTGACGCTACAGGAAACAACGTAAGAGTTACAGTGTCTACTTCTTTTGGAGAGGATATGGCTTTTACTTCTACGCAAGAACCATATGGATTTGCAAATAGAATAGGTGGCTTAAAGCTAGAATTAATCAAGGTAGAAATACAAAACAAACCTGAATTTACTGGTAGATTTTTTGTAAAAGTTTTTCAAGATGACTTATTAGAAGCAAAAATAGCGAGCGCTAGTAATGTTAATAACAACAACTATGTTAGGAAAGCACTGGGTTACATGTATCATCTCAAAGGTACTTACACTAGCGGTAGTTTTTGGGGTGAATCCAATATAGGAGGTAACAACTGGACAAGAGCTGATGCTCAAAATAATAACGAAAGGTTATTTGTAGATGAAATAAGAACGGATGGACTCGGCACTACTGGTACTGGTCTTACTGAAAATAATGTAATGCAGATAAGCTGGGCTGGAGGATATGGTCAATGGAGGCAAAGAGGTCTTTCACTGTCTAATCCTGCTTTGTTAGAGCAGCTAAACAGCAAGAGAGCGTTATTTAGATTTGTAGATGCTGGTAACGGCAAAGCGGATCCCAATGGGCAAGTATACCAAATGACTAATTCCATAGAGAGAAGAAGTTATAACTATGCTTCTAGGCCTTGGATAAACGACGGAACGTATGACAATCCTACAAATCAAATAACTAGATGGACTATAAATTTTAGAAAAGCAAATTCCACATGGGAAGGGCTTGGATGGAATCCTGTTAGTGGTCAAAATGGCATTTTAGAATGGGAGACAGGTTTGACTGACTACTCTGAAAGATACATAGGGATAGAGTTTATAGAGTTAGCAGGCGACAGTAATAGTAATACTTTTACCACTAATAATCCAGCTATATTCGAAACAGAACCTAAGGAAGCTGCAGAATTAGATATATATCATGAAGTCCCTGGGGTTTACACTAAAGATCAAGCGGGTGAAATTCATTCTTTAGACTTTTTTAATAGTTATTCATTTGGTAATGGTGTAGAATCTGATCGTATTAGAGACGATTACAATCAACCTGTTATTGAGAACGGGGTTAAAGCATCAGCTACATTAGATGAGCCTTACAACGAGGAGCATAGAAGCAATGGTTTAATATTTTCACAAATATTCAATTCTGTGTCGGGTGTTAATGGATTAAACCAGTTTATACAAGCTGAATCTATAACTAAAGATGTAAATCCAGAATACGGTAGCATTCAGAAACTCTACTCTAGAGACACTAACTTAGTTACTCTATGCGAGAATAAGTCTATGAAGATTCTAGCTAATAAGGATGCTCTATTTAACGCAGATGGAAGCTCTAATGTTACATCTAACAGAGCTGTTCTTGGGCAAACAATAACATTCCAAGGTGAATTTGGTATTGGAACAAATCCAGAATCTTTTGCTGAATTTGGATTTAGAATGTACTATGCGGATTCTAACAGAGGTACTGTTATTAGATTGTCTAATGATGGCTTAACAGAAATATCTGATTATGGTATGCATGGATTTTTCCAGGACAATTTAAAGTTAAATGAAAAATTGATTGGTACGTGGGATGTTGAAAAAATGAACTACAATTTATCTTTGTCTAACCTGTCTCCGTACTGGAAACAGACTTTAGGAGCTGGACAGTTTGATAGAACAAATCTAGATTCTTCTTGTAGTCAGTTTTTAAATACAAAACCAACATCCAGTACGACTATATCTTTCAAAGAAGCTGTGAACGGATTTACTTCAAGAAAAACATATGTACCGGAAGCTGGAGCGTTTTTAAACAATACGTACTACACATTTAAGAACGGTAGAATATGGGAGCACGGAGCCAATCCTTTGTACAATACATTTTACGGTATTGGACCAGATCATGCTACGTTAGGTAGTTATTACGAAAGTTCTTTTAACACTGTATTTAACGAAGAGCCAACATCTGTTAAAGGATTTAAGACTGTGGATTACAGCGGATCAGCTTCAAAAGAGTATGTCTACACTGTAGGAGCTAGCCTTAAGACGTATTCCTTATCACAAATTCAAGCAGGAGGATTAGTACCTACTTCTTTTGACACAACAAAAGGCTGGTACGCAAATTCTATCTTTACAGATTTACAAGAAGGGGAAATAAAGGAGTTCATTAACAAGGAGGGCAAATACTTTAATTATGTTAAAGGGTTGAATACTTTTTACAATAGCAATTGCGACAACAATGTTAATGCTCATGAATTTAATGTTCAAGGAATTGGTAGAGCAATATCAATAACAGGGGATACAGTGCCGGTTGAATTTATCGTATCAAACCAATTAGATTTTGATTGCGATCCACCGTTAGAGCCTTAAGCGTATTCAAAAAAATAAAAAAACAATAAATGACAAACTTCACAGTTAATATAGTTACTTTTCCGGCTTTTGAGGGTGTTGATTTTACAATAGAACACCCAACAGCTACGCTATCACTTGTTCCTGATCAAGGTTATACTTTAACAGCTTCTAATTTTACGGCAAATAGTCCGTTACCTAGTTACGTTAATAGTGTTTCTTTTGTACAAGACGGATTAAACGTCAGCTGCATTATAACCTACAACTCCCCAAGCATAATGCCTGCTGAAGATTTATTCATAAGCGTGTGCTCTACTGGTTTTGCTGAGGAATCTTTAATAAGCGTATCTGGGTTGGTAACTAATTGCGGTATATCAAATGTCTCACAGCCGGGAGTAGGTGTTTTACCTTTAGCTTACAGTAGCAGTGGCACTTTTGGTAGCAGCAGTACTGTATTTACACAGACTGTTGCCGCAGAGGCAGGGTATTATTTTGCATCGGTGCCGGTATTATCATTAAGTATAGGTAATCCAAGTAATTATACTATAACAAACGTTAAAACTTATAACGCTAGCAATCAGTTAATTCAAGTTGTATTTACAGTTACATATACTTTTCCTAAAGCGAATGTTACCGGCAATGTATTTTGCTTAAGAGCAAATGCGTTTCAAATATATGTACCTGATATTAAAATTACCTCATACTCATTTATTACTTCTCCTGTAGATGGAGGAACTACTACTAGATCATTCAAAATATATGGTATAGCTGGTGCTAATTGGGCTTTAACAGCTAGCTACACGCCAGGGGGTGTTAATATAGTAAACACTTCTGGGGTTATTGACGCTACAGGCTCAACAGTAGTCACCGTTATATTTCCAGCCTCCACGGAGAATAGAGTTTATACTTTTACGCTTACAGGAGATTTAGCATCATCATTTGATACACCTAGCGGACAACCATCTGTGTTTGCAGTCAATCAGTATATAGAATCTACTTTAAGTTTTGTATTTTCTAGTTCTAATACAGACATAACCGTAGGAGCGGCTGATGTAGAAACATATTTACCTTATTCTAATAACCAAACGCGTCAGTATACCGTGACCGCAACATCTGTTAGTGACTTTGTTTTTGATCTAACGCCTCCTTTATCCGGTTGGTCTAATCAAAACTTAGCTTCAACAGGTGATAATTATGTTCAAGCTGTTGATTATCAAAAGCTCGTTATAGATAACGTAGCCATACCTTCTACATTAACGGCTAATTTAGCTGTTACTGTTGGTTTTGCAGGGGCTTTGGATATGGTTAGCGTACTTAATTTAGACGACTATTTGCAAGGGCCGTTAACGCCTATAGTACTTACTTATAGTTTAACCGATGCTTGCTGCGACGGAGTTCAGAGCACTTACTTTATAGCTAACGGAGAAACATTTTTAACAGCAACATCAATACTAGACGCTTCAGGCAATCCTGCTGCAGACGGATTTTACAGACAATAAATATATGGCAAATTATAGACAACAAACAGCTGGAGTTTTAGGTAGCTCACTGGTATGTGCACCCTGCTACGATACCTTAACTTTATGTTATTCAACCGTAGCTCAGGATTTATGTTGCGGTTCACCTACTTCAGTGACCGTATATGTTAATGCTGGAGAAACTTTAGCAACGGCTACCAACTTATATTCGGACACAGCTTTAACAACAGTCGCTACAGCTGGATACTATAGTGACGATACTAATAATTGTGGATTAACACCTTAAATCATGGCAACTTACAGACAACAAACAGGAATATTAGGAGCAATAACTACGTGTCCTTCTTGCGTAACACCGTCTTCAAACCCAGCAGGTTTTTCAAGAAGCACTTTATCTGAAGCTTGCTCATCAGTTGATATTACATACTACTTTTACTTTGAAGACAATATTATAGCTAACGGCGTAACAGTATATACTAATCAAAGCCTTAGCAATGTATTTGTGGGTGATAATGGTTGGTATAGAGTATCTGTTTCTGGAGAACCGGTGAGATCGATGCAGATAAATGCATCCGGAGAAATATTCACATTATCCCTATGCCCATAATAAATAACAAACACACATGGACGAAATAACTTTAACTTTCCCTAAATCTATAAATGTATCTGTACAGGTAGGCGACACTGCTTACTACACGAACGATATAAACGGTAAAGATATTAAATTAATAGGGTTAATAACGAATATTAGCGGCAGCAGTTTTACTGCCCAAATTAGTTCGTCTCAGGTGAGACCAACGACAGCTAGCTTCATATTGTTCAGTAAGACAGCAAGCGTTAACACTAGCGGTCTTAGAGGCTACTATGCTGAAATGCAGTTCAAGAATGATTCAACGGCTTATGCTGAGCTATTCTCCGTAGGCTCTGAAATATTTATAAGTAGCAAATAATACGTAATAATAACACATAAAACAATATAATTATGCCAATAGGAATATTAAGCGCCGTTCAAGGTCTTTCAGGCATTGCTGGTGGCCTCATAGGTAGCGGAGCAAGAAGAAGAGAGCAACGAGAGGCTCAGAAAGAATTTAACATAAATAAAGCCAGAATGGAAGGTGCGGATACATCTAATTTGGCTACTAATCAGGAAAACGTATACGAAGACTTAACTGTTAATACGCAGCAAGCTGACTTTGTCAACCAACAGCAGCAAGCAGGTATGGCAAACACTATGGATGCTCTTCAAGGTGCAGCAGGTGGTTCAGGTATCGCAGCATTAGCACAATCAATGTCTAACCAACAAGCGCAAAATGCACAAAGTGCATCAGCTAGCATTGGGCAGCAAGAAGCCGGTAATCAAATGGCAGAAAGACAAATGGCCGGTCAGCTGCAGTCTCAAGAACTTCAAGGAGCTTATGCTTCTAGAGCTGCTGAAAAAGACAAAACAGATACTATGCTTGGAATGTCTCAGCAAAGATTAGGTGCCGCAAACGCAGCTCAGCAACAAGCTACGCAGTCTATACTAGGCGGTGTTGGTAGTATGGCAGCAGGAGTTTTACCACAAATACCAGGCTTAGCTAAAGGAGGCGACTTCTGGCAGAACATGTTCGGTATGCAACCCGCAACAACAACACAGGATTTAACGTAACAGTAATATGGCAAACAACGCATTAATACAAGGAGCTGCTCAAACAAGCAAGAAATTTTTAGATGTAGGCGGCGCGATCGGAGCGGGGATTGCAGCGGGAGACTCTACTGTTTTAGCAACTCAAACCCCTCCTAGAACAAAAGCAAACGAATCTATTCAGCAGAAAGTTAACGGGTACATGGCAAAGATGAAGACCGACATGGATTTCACTAGCTTTACCCCTGCTGAAACTAAGTCTATGCGCGAATTTTTACTTGTGGAGCGTTCAAAGTACGCTGACGCAGCAAAGAGAGCAGCTCAGTTTAAAGATGCTACATCTCCAGAATATTTAGAAGCGGTTGATATTATGCAAGGGGTTAACAATAGTTTCTCTAACTTAGCTTCTCAGTTAGGTGCTTACAAAAAAGGAAAAATAGATTATGCTTCCGCAATGCAGCAAGGTTTGTTTTCTAACGGTAATGATCCTAGCAGATCCAGAGAGTCTATGATCGCTTATGGTTTTTACGATGGAGATGGCGACGGTAGAAGTGATTCTCGTTATGACTCTCCTTTTCAAATACAAGAAGGTGGAAACATCGGTTTTAAAGTTGACGGCAATGTTATAGATTATAGAGACATGGCTGAACCATTTGTCAAAGACACTAAGTTTTTAAATAGCTTAAACAAAGTGAGTGAAAACGCTTACAACAACGGAGCTAGTGGCAAAAACGATAATCAGTACGCGCAAGATTCATACAATCAGTCATTAGACAGCGCTTTGCAAAACGAAGATACCTTAAGATCTATCATATACGACTTTAAGTCGGAAGTAAAACTAGATGACGTAGGAAACGCTTTAGATGCCGGGAATATAACTATAGAGCAAGCGAGGGAAAACGTAAAATCCAGACTACTTGTAGCTAGAAATCAAGCTTTTGCAGATGGCTCAAGAGAATATAAAGCAAAACGAAACAAAGCAACTATAGCGACAATGAGTCCTGCTCAGCAATTCCAAGCAAACGCTATGAATAAAAAACTAAAACTGCTTGAAAGTGGTAAAGAAATCACAGCTAGAACTCAAGGTAATAAGTTATCTGCTCAGATGATTGGTGGTGGCGGTTTTGGTTACTACATAATAAAAGACGCTACTGGGTTTCCAATTGAAGAAATAGGTCCAGGCGGAGAGTATGTTACTAAAAAGTTCTCACGAGACGAAGTTATAGACAGATTAGATTTAAACGTAATGGGATTAAACAATTAAATAAAATTAAATATGGCATCAACAGATCCAATATACAAAATAAATAATAAAGAGGTACCTGCATCTACTATAAAGTTAGCAGCGGAGCAGAACGGTATAACTTTTGAAGAATATGTAACTAGACGTGGCGCTGTTTTAGTGCCGGGAAAGAAGACAGACTCTACAATTACGAATCCAAATGTGGAGTCAGGGAATACGGATTTAGGTGCGGAAAATGGTTCTTCGGAATTACCAAAGGATAACGATGGCATAACTTTTGGTGAGCCAATTGATTATGATTTTGACAATCCAGAAGAAAAAGAAAATTTAGGCAGGCGATTTATTCAGTTGAAAAGTGGTGGTAGAATTTTTGAGGATACCTATTTACAAGATGTTAAAGAAAACCCTAGAGATAAATACAACAGACTAAAACCAGATACATTTGAGAAGTATGTATTAGCTAACAAATGGGATCCTGCTAGTATTGGGGTAGAGGGTATTAAAGAGCCTAAGAAGAAAACCACTAGTTCCGAAGTTGCTCGTAAAATTATGAGCGATTTAAAGGTTAACTTTAGTAATACCGAAGCACAGAATGAGGAGCATCAAGCAGAAGCCAATGCGTTGTTTGTACCTTACGCTGATAGACCTAAAACATATATAAACACAGGTGGTCTTTATGGTAGAGCTGTAACGGTAGTAGAGGAGAATGAAGAATACGATACATTTGTTAACGAAGCCAGCAAAAGACTTAATGTTAAAAGGGGTACTGGTGATAATCCTTTTGGATCAAAAGAAGCAGAGGTATTAAAGCTAGCAAATAAGCTGTATGTAACAGATAAGCAAAGAACGAACTATGCAGACAACCTGGAGGCTTATGCTAGAGAAAATGAGAGTTCTTTAAAAGAGACTTCCGTTGGAGCTAACTTAGACTATATTGAAGACGTTGCTAAGAAGGCTATAAAAGGTAATGTTGCTAAAATAAAGGCTAATCAAGCTAAGGCTCAAATTATGGTTGACGCTATGGTTTTGATGAAGGACGAAAGAGTTGCTTTGCGTACAGCGGAATATAATACAAATGAGGAAATCGCAGCAGCCCAAGCTCGTGACAAATATCTTGCAGACAACATAGTAGTAGCAAACCAGAAGTACGAAGAATATTTTCAAAACGACATACAGAGTTTAGCGTACGAAAATGCAGAGAATGAAGCTATACTTGATATTGCAAAGCGTAGTTATAAGAACACGTCTATAATAGGAGCTAATATTGCTGCTACCGTAGGTGAAACTATTGGAGGTATACTAAATGTTCCTGAATGGTTGGTTGTTAGTGCAGAATCAATAGTTACAGGTAATTCCCCTGAAGAAACAGCCACTAGGATGTCAGGTTATCTTGATTTTGGAGGCGATGTGTTGCAAGAAGCAGGACAAGCGTTTAGAAATAGTGTAGCAAAGCCTATAGATGTAGGGGATATAGACTCATGGGATGATTTTGCTTATTGGGGAACCGATATGGTAAGTAATCAAGCGCTTAATACAGTACTTATGGTTGCTGCTCCAGCGGCTTCGTTAGGAATTATGTCATCTAGCTCAGCTGGTGGGAAATACTCTGACATGATGAGTTCAATTGAAAACGGAGAAGCTCAATATACCGGATGGCAAATGTTTGCTGCACCTGCTATAGTTGGAACACTGGAGTACGCTACAGAAAAAGTAAGTTTAGGTCAATTAAAAGGCATAAAAACAGTTTTCAAAAAGAATAACTCTGTTCAAAAAGCAGCGACGGAATACATAAATGACAGAATATTAAACAAGAATTACTTTCTAGATACTGCAGGCGAGGGTCTTGCAGAAGGTATTAATACGCTTGGTAATAACATTACCGACATATTTTTATTAGACAATAAAAACGTACATATATGGGACGGAGTTCCTAATGCTACAGCTTCCGGTGCGTTTATGAGTGGTGTTATATATAAGGCTCCTGTAGTTGGAGCTAAGATGCTATCTCCGTTTGCAAAGGAGGATATGAAACCTCGTATATTTGCTAATGTCCAAATGCTTAACAAAATAGAGCTAGAGTTAACTAAACCAGATTTATCTGATTCAGTTAAGAAGTCTTTAAAAGATTCTAGTGCAAAAATCCAACAAGCAAATACTGACATCATAACAGAGCAGCTAGACAACGTAGACGGTTTAACTGATAGCCAAAAAACTGAGCTCATCGCTATAGACAAAAGTAAGGTGCAAGTACAAGCGGAGTGGTCTGAAATAAATGACGATACTTCTGTAAGCGACGATATTAAAGCTGGATTACTCGAAACAAAAAACGAAGAATACAACAAGCTTAATGGGGAAAAAAATGCTATACTCGCTAAAGCTGGTGCTGACCAAGACATATTGAAAGTACAAACGTTACTTACTCAAATAGATGGCAAGAGCGAACTTAAAGTTTTTGAAACTAATGACAAAAGCACATCAGACGAACAATTAAAAGCTTTTTTGATTGAGCAAGGGAATACAGAAGAATATGCAGAAGCGAATAAATCTAATTACGGAGCATTTGTTCCGGATATAAATGACCCTACCAAAGAATATTTAGTAATAAACAAAGATTCAGCTTTAGAAGACAAGGTTGTTACCACTGGGCAACACGAGTTTTTACACAAGGTACTCAAGCAAGCTTTCGCTAGTAACCCAGAATTAGCTACAACAATGGGGTCGTTATTATTAAAAGAAATAAACACCAACCCAGAATTAAGCAGTCCTGAATTAAGAGGTAGAATATCTCAATATGCCGAGTTGCTAGCTGACCCTACTAAAGACTTTAATGAAGCAGATTTCTTTGAAGAGGTGTTGACTACATTTTCAGAAGCATTGAAAAATGATGAGGTTACAGTAAATGAAACTATTGCATCTAAAATAGGTGACATAATAAGGAGAGCTGCTAATTCATTAGGTATTAGAAAAGTTAAGTTCAAGACGTCTAAAGATGTTGTAAATTTCATAAGAGACTACAACAGAGATTTTTCTAAAGCTAAATTATCTAAGCAACTACAAAAATTTTCTGAAGGAGAAAGCATATCTACTAAAACAGCCGCTAGTCTAAAATCACCTAAATCTGTTTTAAACGAAATTAACGATTTAGTTCCACCTAGTGTTAAAACTCAAGCAGACTATTTTTCACCTAAAGTTTTTAATCCTATATACAATGCTACATTACCAAACGGTGTTATTAGCAATTACATAAAGTCAAAATCACCTAGTAAAGAAGTTGGAGAAAAAGCTATAGCGGGAATACAAGATCGATTAGTTAACTATGATCCAGCAGCAGAAAGAAAGAAAGCAGGCAACAAAGAGCCTATTACTTTTGGGGAGTTTATATTCGCTAACACAAATTTTATTAAGTTAGACGCTAAAAAAGCCTTATTCAAAGAAAGTGAAGCCGCTAAGAAAACTACAGATTTAGATACTAAAGAAGCACAGAGTAAAATTGCTGAAGATGATGCTGTTAAAAAAGATAGACCTAAATTTAGGAAACTAATCGACAGTAGCGTTTTACCTGGTTTTACTATTAAAGAAATTGGCGGTAAATTAACTAAAGTTGTAAAAGTATTAAAATCTAAACTTGATACTAAAGTATCTATAAACAAATCTGTTTCGCCTTTAATTGCTGAAGTAAAAAAAGCAATGGGTAAACAAGCTGATATTGATCTTAAGAAGGCCATGGGTGGAAAAGCCGACGCTCAACTACAAAAGTGGTTACTAAAGAATAAGAAGGCTATACTAGAGAACATGACAACTACTTGGCTTATGGGAGCAATTCCTAAAGCTATACAAAAATCCGTAGGAGGTGCTTATAAAGTAAACGAAGATGGTACTAGAATTAAAGACTCTTATGGAGATTTTATATTCGTTCCAAATTTCACTAGCGACTGGCAAGGCAAAACTATAGACAGAGAAAAAACATCGACAAATAAATCTGGTAAGACCGCGGGTGGCGATATTGTTAGAAGATTGCCTAATATAGCGACTGCTTTAAGCGACGCTGACTTCGTTGGATCTGTATTACAGGATGTAAGTATAGATGCTGATGGTAAGATGACCTCAGGAGCTCCTATACGAGGTAAGAAAGAGTCTATGGCTAAAGCTATAGCTGAAGAAATATCATTAGAGATATTCAACAAAGAATTACAAGACGAAAATAGTGAAGTAAGTAAAGCTTTTGAAAACAATCAAGCAGCCTTAGGTGTAGTTTTAGCTGATGCATTTGTAGAAGATATAGCTAGACAATCTGAAAGAGGCACTGTTAAGTTTTCTATTTCTTCTCCTAAATTTAGACAAGCAGCGAGTAAGTTGTTAAGAAAAAGCTTAGACATAGGTTTTGAAGAAGTTGTAGACGCTGACGGTACAATATTACTTAGTGACGAAATATACAAGAGCAGTGAATTTGATGGGGTTGGTAAAGTTGTTAGAAGCGCTTTTGACCAAGGGTTAGTTCCTGATGGTAAAGAGCTTAGATTCTTGCAGTCTATACAAGCTTCAGAAGTTATACCTCAAAGCGTTAAAGACTTAGTTAAAAGAGCTATCACTAGCAAGAGTGACATAAGTGTTAGGAAAGCTTTAGCTAAAGACATGAAAGTTGTAGCGAACGCTTTAGGTTCAGATGTAACTAATATCATAGGTTATGATGGGCTTGGTTTCTTCAATAGATTACTTGATTCTGCGGCTTCAAAGAAGGATAAAGAGACTGGAGAGGTTATACCTGGCGCTACTGGCGATTTTTATGATTTTTTAGTTAAGCTAAAAGAAGACCAACCTAAAAGTAAAAACCTTCCACTTGATTTAAGATTAGAGGATATTTCACCTATGAATTCTAAAACTGGAGTTATGGGTAAAATAAGCAGAATTTTAAACAAGGATATAACTGCAGATAAGAAAATAGAGGAATACAAAAAATTAATACCAGAGATCGAAGCTGCTAATGCTCAAAACAAAATACTAGCTAATTACATAATAACAAATCTAGTAAATCTTGTTAAGGACGGTGGTATTTCTCCTCAGTCTTTTATAAGTATACTACAAGCTCAGACTAATGCAACAGCTGGACTTAGATCTTTAACAGGTCTAAAGTACATAACCTTTAAAGATGGTCCTCAAGGAAACATGAAAGGCGAGCACTTAGCTGATAATGGTACTAGCATGTTCGAAATTGCAGAACTTGGGTTTGAAAATAACACAGACAAAGAGCTGGCTTTTAAAGTGGATGAGATTTTAGAATTCCATGATCAATGGCTAGAAAATAGAGAAACGTTAGATCTTGTTGATGTTTTTGGGAAAAATAATCCTTACAAAGATTTAAGGATATACTTACTTCCTGAAGCAGATCAATCTTTTGTCTACTCTTATGACTTAAGACCTGCTAAAGAATTAGTGGACTCAAGATCTGAGGCTATAAAAAATCAAATAAAATTTAGCAAAGCTATTGATTTTAAAGAGGTTAAAACCGTTGAGACTCAGCAAAAGGCTATCAATAATGCTAGAAGTATTAAGTGGTCTCAATCACCTAAAAAAATAAGGGTATTTGATTTCGACGATACGTTAGCTCGTACAAAAAGTAATGTGCTATACACAATGCCTGATGGGACTACCGGTAAAATTGATGCGGCTACTTTTGCTAAAGAAGCAGGTAAGATGGAAGCTAATGGTGCTCAATGGGATTTCTCTGAGTTCAGCAAGGTAATGAATGGACAAGCTGGCCCTTTACTTGAGGTTGCTAAAATCATAGCAGACAAGAGGGGTACTAAGGATGTATTTGTTTTAACAGCAAGACCTGCCGACTCTGCTGGACCTATTCAAGAATTTCTAGCTAGTGTAGGATTAAACATACCAATAGAAAATATCACAGGGTTAGGTAATGGAACACCTAAAGCTAAAGCTGATTGGATTATAGATAAAGTAGCTGATGGCTACAACGACTTTTATTTTGCTGATGATCACACAGGAAATGTTAAAGCAGTTAAAGATGCTTTAGACACTTTCGATGTTAAAGGTAAAGTTCAGTTAGCTAAGGTTAAGTTTTCACAAAGCTTAGACACTAAGTTTAATGATATGATCGAACGCCAAAAAGGTGTGGAATCGTTTAAAGAGTTTTCTAAAGCAACCGCCCAGAGAAGAGGTAAAAAAACAGGTAAGTTTAAATTCTTTATATCTCCATCAGCAGAAGATTTTAGAGGGCTAACTCAATACAAATTTGCTGGTAAAGGAAAGCAAGGTGAAGCTGACCAAAAGTTTTTTGAAGAAAGTTTAATGGATCCTTATTTCCAAGGTATTGCAGCTTTAGAGTCAGCAAGACAAGTGATTAAAGAGGATACGAAGGCTTTACTTAAAACCTTTAAGCCAGTTAGAAAGAAACTAAATAAACTAATAGCAGGTGAGCAGTATACTTATGATGCTGCTGTTCGAGTTTACTTATGGAATAAAGCAGGAGAAGAAGTGCCTGGACTTTCCAAAAGAGACAACAAGAAATTAAACGATCTTGTAGCTAATGATCCTGAATTAAGTAGTTTTGCGGATGGATTATTAATGGTATCTAAGAAAGACGTGTGGCCAGCTCCTAGCGAATATTGGATGGCTCAGACGACCTTAAGTGACCTGAATAACCTAACTGAAAAAACAAATAGAAAAGAATACTTAGCTGAATTCATTGAGAATGTAGATATTATATTTAGCGAAAAGAATCTAAATAAAGTAGAAGCGCTGTATGGAGAAGCTTCTAGGAAAGCTATTGAGAACTCTATATACGCAATGAAGTCCGGTAGTAATAGCCCAAACCAAAGTGGTGACGCTATAACTAGTAAATGGATGAACTGGGTTAATAGCTCTATTGGTACAATAATGTTTTTTAACAGAAGATCTGCGGTACTGCAAACTCTTTCTGCGGCTAACTTTATAAACTGGTCTGATAACAATCCAGCTAAAGCGGCAATAGCGTTTGCAAATCAACCACAATACTGGAAAGACTTTGTAACAATCTTTAACTCGGATAAATTAAAGCAACGTAGAGGTGGTTTGAAATCAGATGTTCAAGAAGCTGAAATTGCCAATGCTGCTAAGAATTCACAGGATAAAGCTCAAGCTGTTATTTCATATATACTAAAGATAGGTTTTACACCAACGCAGATTGCAGATAGTTTTGCTATCTCGATGGGTGGTGCTACTTTGTATCGTAACAGAATTAACACCTACAAGAAGCAAGGTCTTAGTTTAAAAGAAGCAGAAACAAAAGCTTTTGAAGATTTTAGTAAATTGTCAGACGAAGCTCAGCAGTCAGGAGATCCTGCATTAGTGTCTCAACAACAGCGAAGCGTTGCGGGACGTCTTATCTTGTCGTTTCAAAACACAACGATGCAATACACTAGACTTATGAAAAAGTCTGGCCAGGACCTTATAAATGGACGTGGGGATGCAAAGACACATATATCCAAGATACTTTATTACGGAGCTATACAAAACTTTTTGTTTAACGCATTGTCAAAAACAGCGTTTGCATTAATACCTGGATTCGAAGAAGAAGATGAGGAAGATGAAGACAAAAAGAATCAAGCTATAGAAAAGAAAGCTGCTGGTATATTAGACGGTATGACTGATTCGATTATACGAGGTACTGGAATATACGGAGCTATATTTACTACTTTAAAGAATTCGATCTCTATATGGAAAAGAGAAGACGAGAAAGGTTTTACAGGAGATCAAACCAAGACAATTATTGAACTAGCAAACCTAGCACCAGCAATAGGTTCTAAACTTAGAAAAGTTTATTCAAGCATTCAGACACGGCAATTTGATAGGGATATTATAGCGAAGCATCCTTGGGATGTTACAATAGATGGTAAATTTAATCCATCATCAACGTATACTATAATAGCTAACTTATCTTCTGCTGCTTTTAATGTACCACTTGATAGAGCTTTAGCGGAAGCTAGGAGTGTAGGAGAAATGTTGGACGACAGAAATAGCAAGTTTCAAAGAATAGCATTAGCTTTAGGTTGGAGAACATGGAACGTTGGTGCTAAGAATGAAGAGTTTGATCTTATAAAGCTTGAAGGTAAAGCTAAGAGAAAAATAGAAGGTAAGGAAAAAGCTAAAAGAACTAGAGCTGCTAAAAAAGAAAAAGAGAAACAACGAGTAGCTAACTTATCCGCGGCAGAAAAGCTTAAAGAAAGAAGAGAAAAGATAGCGGAAAAAAAGAAAAAAGCTTTAGCTAAAAGACGAGAAAAATTAAGATCAAGATTAACAAAAAATAAAAAATAATGTCAACACCAATCACAACAAAAATTAGACAAGCTAGAGTAGGTTTAACAGCTAAGGAAGGTATGAAAATATCAGTAAGTCCAGATGGAACAGGGGCTGCGGTTCCTGATTATAATCCAGATCCAGCAACCCCGGGTTGTGGCTGCGGAGGTAACTGTAAATGCAATAAATAAATGATCATGACCGATAACTTAAGAATATATATGATAAACGGATCTGTAATGGGGTTAGCTACTTTTAGTCAAATAGAAGATTGGTTAAAATTAATATTACTACTAGTTACCATAGGTTATACAATATCTAAATGGGCTAGAATAAAAAAAGAAGATTAATGACAAAACTAACTAAGAACTTTAATTTATCGGAATTTGAATGCAAGTGTGGTTGTACTATGCCTGAATTTGTTAAGAA